GACTTGGGAAGATTTCGAGAGAATTCTTCTAGTAGAAGAAACACTTTATCCACATTTGAGTGAGCCACGAGAGGGCGATGAATATGAAAAGCCGAGCAAACCTAAAAAGTAGCTTGGCTTTTTTTGGGGAGTAAGTTATGGCAGGCGTAAGATTTCACTTAGATGCATCACAGTTTGACGCTGGGGCAAAGAAAATAGTACAAGACCTCAACAAGATGGGTGCTGGTTCCTTAAAAACCGAGAAGGGAATTAGGAAGCTTGAAGTCCAGATAAAAAAACTTGCAACTGGAATGAATACGGCTGAAAGAGAGGTCAAGCAACTCACAGCAAAAAATAAGCAATTAAGCGCATCAGTCGATAAGCTTACAGCAAAAAATAAAAAACTAGCTACTTCCCAGAAAGCTGCTTCCAATGCTACAGAAAAATCAAGAAAGGGTTTGATAACTTTTGTACGTACAGTTGCATCTACCGCTGCCACATTAATGATTTTAGACCGTGCCATTAAAGAAGTCCAAGCTGCAATGAGTGTTGGTATTGAGTTTGAACAAAGTGTTACAGAAGTTCGTGCAATCGCAAGAGCCACAATTCAGGAATTTGCCTCCATTAAAAAAGCTGCGATGGAGGCTGGACGCACAACTATATGGAGTGCGACTCAGGCTGCTGAAGCACTGAAGTATCTTGCTAGGGCTGGGTTTACGGTTAAAGAGTCTGTTGACGCTTTATCTAGTACGCTTGCTATTGCTCAAATAGGTAATTTAGAGCTGGGCAGGGCGACAGACATTGTTAGTGATACTCTCAGGGCCTTCAATTTAGAAGTTAATCAGCTAGACAGGGTAATAGACGTTTTTACTGGAACCATTACGAGGACAAATACTGATGTTGAGATGATGGCAGATGCAATGAAGTTTGCAGCGCCTATAGCAGCTCAGCTTGGATATACCGTTGAACAAACATCTGCAATGATTGGAATCCTTTCTCAATCGGGTATCAAGGCCGGTATTGCTGGTAGGGGTCTTCAGATGTCCTTTATCAAGACAGCCAAGGCAGCCCATAAGCTAGGACTCTCAGTGGATGCAGACCTTATTGATGTTTTAAAGGAGTTGGGAAAACAACAGACAAGTGTTAACGAGATATCAGATATGTTCGGCGTAAGGGCATTAAAGTCTGTCTTGGTTTTAAAGAGCAACGTTGACCAATATGACAGGCTTCACGAAACCCTACAGAACGTTACTGGTGAAAGTAAAAAATACGTAGAAATTCTTCAGACAGTAGACGTTGCAGTAAAGAAGCTTGTTTCGGTTATCAAGGATTATCTTATACGTGTTTTTGATGAATATAGGGATTCAATAAGGGATACCCTAATAGGCGTCACCAAGTGGATTAATGACCACAAAGATTCGCTTGTTTCAATGGCTAAGTCTATGGTTTTTGTAACAAAGTTTGCTTTGCAATTTGGTGCTGCATTTTTACTCTGGAAGGTAGCGGGTAAGATTATTATTGGGGTAGCCACAGCCCTTGATGGTTATGCTAAGGCTTGCTATGCATCTGCAATCGCAACCAAAGCAAACACTACTGCTATAGCTGCTTCTACTACTGGCGTTAAGGGATTAGCTGTAGCACTTAAGTCCATATGGCCTTTGCTTGCTGCTCTTGCCATATATAAAACATTCACAATAGTAATAAAATATCTTGAGAAGAAAGAAGACCTTGAGCGAATAAAGACACAGATTGAGCAAATGGACAGTGTGAGTGTTTACGTCCAGATGGTACTGTTAAAGGCTGACCAAACATATTTTGATGACGAAATAATAGCACTTAAAGGTTTTGTAGCTGAGCAAAAGAAAATAATAGAAGAGTCAAACCTTGCCGAGGCGAATGAATCAGTACTACATAAGGCATATAGTGCAATGGAGCTTGTTAATACCGGAGCCAACAAATGGACTAGAGCGATAGCAAACGCTAATGCGGAAATACAAAAAGCTGAAGCCTCTCTTGGAAAAGTTGAGTTGGCTCAAAAAATACTTGCAGACAGCGGCCCAGGGTCTATGGCAGATTTTAAAATGGCGGAAGCTGCGATGGAAAAAAATACAGAGTATAGGCTAGAGATAGCCGCCTCCACAGCCGCCATAGAAAAGAAAATAATGGACGAAAGATGGAGATATGAAAAGAAAGTAACGAAAGAAGCCACAGAAAAAATTACAGCGTATGGTAGCGAATACGCAAAAGCCGATGTAAAGATGCAAGAAGAAGCAATAAAACACATATCGGCAGCGAAAATGAAGGCATATGATGCAAAGGTTACATTAAAAGCAAAGGAGTTGGCAGATGAAGTAAAAGCTGGAGAAGAAATTACAGCCCTTGATCAAGCACGGCTTGACCAGCTATCTAAATGGGATAAAGCAGACAAGGAGGCTCGGTTAAGTCTGTACGAAGATTATAGCAGAAAATTACGTATCCTCCAAATAGGCGAAATGGCTGTAAAAATTGAAGACTACGACAAAGACCTAGCTATATTTAGCGAAATGCTACAAACGCAGTTAGGCAAAACAAAAAAGCAAGCCGTTGAGATAACCGAGATGATGCGAAAAGCTTATGCTAAAACCCTTATTCCCAAAGAAAAAGATACTTCTAACGAATACATAGATAAGTTAGCCGAGGCTGCAAGCTATTATAAGGATTTAACCGGCTTTGAGGACACCTACCACGACAAGATGTTAGAGTTGATCGAGGCTCGAAGAAAAGCTGATATTGATGCCACTAAGGATAAAGAAGCTGCGAATGTAAAGGCTATGAAGTCTAGGAATGATCTTGCTGATGAGATGTATGAAAACGAAGTAAAGCATATAAAAAGCCAGTGGTCTGGTTACTCAGATATGTTTGAAGGTTTGAGTCAATTGTATGCTGAGGACAGTTACGAACGAAACAGGTTACATGATATATCAATGGCCTTTCAAATTGCAGAGCAGGCAATGCTCATGGTTACAGCGGTTAAGGCCGCAGTTGTTGCGGTGGCAACCCAAGGTGAGGGAGATCCATATACCGCTTTTGCTCGTGTTGCTGCTATGGTTGCTACAATGGCTGCACTGCTTTCACAAGCTGGGGTAAGCTTTGGTGGTGGCGGTGGTGGTGATGTGGCCCCAGCTCTTCCAGCTAGTACCGTATTGGGAGCAGAAGCTGGAGTCGGGAGCGAGTCAATTGCTAATTCCTGGGAACTCCTAGAAGACACCTATGATATGGAATACAGAGAGTTGTCTGGTATTCACGATGAAGTTAAAAACTTGAACCAGAATATTACTGGGTTAATATCCTCTATTTTCAGGACGGGCGGGATTGATACATCTTATATTCAGACTGGGGAAACGATGGGCGACCTACAAAGTCTTGTCGGTACGCTTACCACGACAGCTATTCAAATGGCTGAAGTCGGTATTTTAGGCGTAGCGGCCTATGGAACTCTTATTGCTGGTCTTTCACTTTCAACCTTAGGAATCGGTGCTGTGGTTTTTGGCTTAACAGACATCCTTACGGGCGGTTGGTTATCGGACATGATAGGCGGAGCGTTAGGATCTATTTTTGGGGGCGGTACTAGTACATCCATAACCAGTGCTGGTATTTTAACAGGTCAAACTTCTCTTGGAGATTTATCTGCTGGTGGTGGAGTAAATGCCCAGCAATATGCAGATATCTTAAAAGAGACAGAGGGGGGTTGGTTCCACTCAGATAAAGTTGAACGATATACAAAGTATGCAAAACTTGATTCAAGTGTTTCAAGTTTACTAGATAAGGTATTTCAAAATTTAAGTGCTACACTTATTGAATTGACTATTGAGCTTGGGACAGATATGCAAAATACCTTAGACTATATTTTTCCAGAAGGAAAAATAGACCTCAAGGGATTAGATGCAGAAGAAGCAAGTACGGTTTTATCGGAATATTTTTCTGCTCTTGGTGACAACGCAGCTCAAGCACTCTTTGGTAGTATGACATCAGCAGAGGCATATCTTGCACAGAATCCAGATGTTGCGTCAGGATGGACTGGCACCGCAGAAGAGCATTATAAACAGTACGGAAAGGCTGAAGGACGAGAATGGCCTGCCGCAGTAGAGGGAATAATTTCCGAATATCAAAAGCTGGGCGAGGGCTTGCTGGAAACTGCAATTAGGCTCGTGATAGATAAAGCCGTTATTATGGACACATTAGATACCCTTGGATTGTCATTTACTGGAACGATACCTGAAATAATAGCCTTTTCCGAATCTGTTATATCTATGGCTGGTGATCTTGAAACATTTCGTGAAAATGCAGCAACTTATTTTGATAAATTTTTTACCGATGCAGAAAAACAAGCACATCTTTATGGAACCCTTACGGGGGCTTTAGGTGATTTAGACATGACCCTTCCATCCACGAGAGATGGCTTTAGGGGGCTTATTGAAGGACTCGATCTAACAACGGAGAGTGGTCAGGAAGCTTTTGTTGCGTTGCTTGCTGCTTCGGGGGCTGCTGACGCTTATTATTCAACCATAGAAGATATTTCGGGAGCTATAGATGATTTACTTGACACTACAACTGGACTTGTGCAGAGTATGTCAGATGTAGAGGATTTGTTTGATAGCTGGATTGCCATACTTAGAGCTTCCGGTGCACCGGAAGCTGAAATAACCGATGCGATATTAAAGCAAGCAACGGCTATTAGAAGGGTTATGGATGACTGGTATAGCGCTAACTTAGGAGATCTCGTAAATCCAGTAAACGAACTTGACTCTGCACTTATGGATATAAACGCAAGGTTTGCTGAGTGGATTGCCGCACTAACGGAGCTTGGAGATGCCGAAGACGATATAATACAAGCAGAACAAGATAGAGCCAAAGTAATTGCAAGGGTTATTAAGGAATACTACACAGCCCTTATGGAGCCGTTTGAGTCTTTACGCACAAAGATACTCACTTCTAGTGGGGGTGAGCTGGATGCATCTGGATACAGAGCACTGTTTGACGATCTTATGTCTCAATACGATGCGCTAGATTCTTCATCTTCTTCTTATTATGAAGACAGTCTCAGCCTTTTAACTCAGATGGCAGACGCATCAGTGGCAATTAAAGAGATTCAAGAAAAAGAACTATCCATATTGGAATCGCAGATAAAGTCTATTGATGACATGATTCTCAGATTAACCGGAGGAGATTTAGCCCCCGTCCAAAGCGAAGATTGGTTCACTGGACGGTATGCAGACTTACTAGCTGGAGCAGACACCCAAGAAGGCTTGGACGAACTACTTAACTTTATCCCAGATTATTTAGGATTTATGAATGCTTACGGTGCTGATATGGCATCTCTAAACGCTTCAATAGTCTCAGACTTGGAAGGAATAAGGGAAGGTTTGGTTGACAAGCAGCTAGTACTCTTGCAGGAAATTGCCGACAATACAGATGAAACAACCAATAGGTTAATTGAAGTTCTTAATAGACTAGACGCTCAGCTCGCAGCAATGGCTGGACAAATGGGTGAGGCACAGTTAGTACAAATGGGGGCCGTGACTGCAAAAAGTGTAGCGGATCTTGGATCAACGGCACTATTCACCACGGCTGCTTCTCAGGGATTTGACACTCAGGGCATGATTTCGGAATTAAATACTTTGGGGGAAGATTACGGTTCTGGATTAACATCGGCTGCCCATGGTGAAGGAACAATGTGGGCTGCCATTGGGCCAGGTGGCATGACTAAGGCACAATACACCACCGGAACAGAAAACCCATTTGAAGAATGGTTGGCTGAGAGGAGAAAGCATTGGGAGATTGATTGGGATAAGCTACAGGCGGATTACGATTCCACCCTTAATGAACCCGCTGGAACAGAACACTTAGGCTGGAGGGGGCACAGTGGGCACGATTTCCATGTAGAAGACTATAATAATATGTATGGACTTGATAAGCGTCTGAAGTATGTATATCCAGAAGGAAGTACATATTTTTATCCAAACACAGACGTTAAGTGGATATACAAGAACTTCCCAACCATTGCAGAAGGGTGGTACGATCAGTATAAACCCGAAGAATACGCAACAGGAGGTTACACGGGTGCTAGTGTTGGACTGGTTCATCCTCAAGA